GCAGATGTATCTACTTTAAGATAATTCTTAACTTCGCTTAATGTCCAAATTTCTTGTGCAGGTGCCGTTGTTACTTTCCAAGCCATGTGTATATTTTTAATAAGGGATAGAGATTTCTCCCTATCCCTTTACTATCCCCTATTATTTACAGATTCTTTAAGTGCTTGATTGCAGCAGTCTGAATCAACTTGCCATCAAATCTTGCATACATTAGGAAGCCAAGCTCCATTTCATCCATAAATCTCTCACGCAATGGCACAAGCACATTGTTAGCCACTTGACGTATAATGTACTTAGACCAATCTCCAAAGTAGATGATTTTTGCATCAGCAGCCTGTGCAGATGGTAAATCATTGTTCACGAAGAATTGGTATCCTAACAATCTGTCTGGAGTTCCCTCTCTAAGTGATGGTTGGAACAAAGTAGTGTTGTTAGTATCCAAGTTTAACTTTCTAACTGCGCTCAAAATCTGATCGTGCATCATGAATGCAGCAGATGGTGAATTACGGTAAGCAATGTCAACAGAGTGAACAAGTTCAACTAAGTTAGCAGCTGTAAAGGCACCGGTAGAAGCAGATTCAACACCGGAAGGTGCAGCATCTTTAAATCCAGTTGGCTTTCCAGAACCATCACCAGTTGTAAATGCAGTGTTTAAGCCACGACCTAAACGCTCACCTAACATTATTGGTAGCTCTGTATTCAATAAACCAAACTCGTCATTTGCCCATTCAACAGATACTTTTACAAGTGTGTTTAAAACGTGAGCAGAGAAAGTCTCTCTTGTAAATGTCATGTCTTGTACAGTCACCGCTCCTCCTTCAGTATGCCATGAGCCAGCAGTAGCTGTATCATTTACCTTTGGCCAGTACAAAGTACCTGCCTGTGGAGTAGTGATTATACGAGAAACATTAAGCATTGGGCCGTAGTATGCCATTGTCTTCTCCAACTCATAAGAGAATTGGTAAGGAATAACATAACCACCGGCAAGACCAGTCTCCGCAGTAGTGATGGTAGCAGTGCCACGCATCTCTCTAAGCATTGATTGCTCATTGCTTGTTAAGTCACGCTTCGCAAGAGCTTTCATGAATGCTGTGTGATACTCTGGTGACTTTACAATCTCCCTTGCATCTCTTGGCATTGCATTAATACTCTGCTCCACAGGATTAACACCTCTTTCTTCAGAGTTGATCTCATTCCATCTTTCAAGACGTGAAATCTGGTCTGTATAATTTTTAAAGTTAGCATCTGCTGCATCCCATTGTGCCAATTCCTCGGCATTCATTAGACGACCTTCGCCAGCTGCTCTCTTCTGCAAGTCTTCCATTATAGCATAATCGGAAGCCCGCTTTTCTCTCAATAATTTCGAGTTCATTATTTTGTTTTTAAATTTAATAAATGCAGGGCATTCCTGCGTAGCTCGTTCTGTATATTAATTTCTGACTTAACAGATATATCAATTATTGTTTGCAAATCTTTGTCTATTTCTTTTGTAGCCTCATAACTTCTTTTTGCTACCATAGTGTCAGGATTAGCTGGATAAGTTACCGGTGAAACATCATACACTTTTTTAATAGAGCGTATAACTCTTTTAGGTTTCATTCCTTTTCTTTCCTGCCAGTCCTCTGTCTCTACTGTAAATGCAAAACTACTTTGATACACATCACCACGTTTTACCATCTCCAAGAGATCATTACCTAATGTAGTGTTTGGTGCCTCAAATTCATATTCCATAGCATCACCGGTAACATTTAACTTTAATGTGCCAGATGATGTCCTTGCAAGTACCATGTTCATGTCATGGTTGAACAAGGCTACAACGTCATTCATGTCTGCCTCATTCAATGACTCTGCAGACATCTCTTCATCGTACCATCCCATGTCATAGGAGGAGTTAAACACTGTGGCAGTGCCAAAAATAGTCCTGCTATCTTTTTTTGCTCTTAGTTCAAAATTTATACTTCTCTTTTCCATGTTTTAATCGTTACTATCGTTATTTATAGTATCATCTGTTATTTCTGTCTTTATATTTGATGCTAATGGTAACTCATAGCTATCTCCACCTTCATAAGGATTCATGTTTTCTTTTATCCTGATCTCGTTTGGAGACATTGCCAAAACATTACGCATCGTAGTGTAATAAGATGATCTTGCTGCTATATCTCCACGGAGTAAGCCATCAAGATTAAATCGTGTGCAATACTGGTACTTCTCTGCCTCAAAAAATAACTTCCTATTAAATTCTGCCTCTATGGTTTCGCATAATGGCATAATTGTATAATTTACAAACATCTGGCTTAACTGTTCCATATTGCCAAATGTAGCTTTGTCCATGTCTTCTAACAATATACCTGGTACACCGGTAATCCTTGCTATATCTGAAATAGTAGCTTTCTTAGTTTCGTTAAATGCTGCATCAGTAGGATTAAGTCCTACCTTTTGGAAATCCATGCCTTCCTCTAAAATAGCAGTACCACCAGCATTTTGACTTCCACCAAATGCTCTGTTAAAGCTACTTTTTAATCTGTCATAAGCCTCATTGGTTAATCTACCAGGATGTTTTAACACACCGTTAAGATGCGCACCATTTTTATAAAAGTTAGCACCGTAGTTTCTATTGGCTAAAGCCAACCCAAAATTGTCACGGTGAACGTCTGGCACTAACAACGCTTTAACTCCATCCCATGCAAGATTAGGTATATAAAGTATATTGTCTCCCTTGTATGTTTTGTTATTTTCTTTATTCTTAAATATAAGTTCATTCCTACTGTTATAGCCTATCTCCATTTTTGTTGGATTAAGGATAGTAAGGCTGTTTATTCTTGTAGTTATGCTATTCCTATTGATCGCTGCGTAAAATGCACCATGCGCCAGGTAGTGCAGTACCATTGTTTTGTAAAAAGTGTGGGAGGTGTATAATTCCGATGGCTCTCTTGAAATTACTTTATAATTAGGATGCTCTGTAGCAATCCTTGTACCACCATTATCTAACTTCTCAATAACATCAAAAGGAATAGATGCTACTACACCTCCAAGTATTTGTGTTGCTCTGTAAAATGCAGGAAGCCCTATAATTGCATATTCATCCACTGCCACACCAGCAGCACTGCCACGCTGGAACAATGCACCTAAAGTGTCACCGTTTATTGGTGTAGATGGATTTTCTATCGAACCTCGCTTCGACGAAAAAAAAGACCGCATGGAGTTAAGTATAGCCATGCGGTAAAATTAAACAAAATCAGTATGAAATCAACAACTTACAGTAACACGTTAAACAAACCTAACATTCATATATGTTTTCTTTGCCTTTCTAAAGGAGTTATAAGTACTATATTTTTCATTTAGTCCTAACTCCTCCCTTTCTTCCTCTAATTTTCTCCACGCATCCTCATGCCTGGGACAATCGCTGACAAGTTCGTAAAATCTGTGAAAATAACCGCTTGTGCAATTAATCTGCCTAACTTGTTCAGCATACTCATGTTTCTTCATTAATATCTCCATAATTGACATTTTTAGATTTTCAATTAGGTACATTACAGCATTAATAATCCTTGTTCACGTTCTCCAGATGTGTAGATGGTTGGTCTATCTTCTACCATGATTTGAGCATAAGCCATAACCATGGCCACCGGCCCATCTACTTTTTCTGTTGACTTAGCTTTATCTATCTTTATGTTGCCAGCAGGATCAAACCGTAACATAACATTAGTCATCATCCACTCCATGACTGGATTACCATCGTGTGTTATCTCTGATGATAAAAACATCTTTTCTATTTCTTTTGTTGGTGCAGACATTGAAATAAAGCCTTGTCCAAATGGTTTCATGTTCGCACCATCATTTGTGAGCTGTATAACAAGTTGACTTGCATTCCATCTATCAAACGCTATACACTCTATTTTATATTTTGTTGTTAAATCAATTACTTTAGCTTTTATAAAGTCATAGTCAGTAACATTGCCATCTGTCATAATAATGTTACCATCCTGCGCCCATTGAACATAAGGCACTCCATCTGATAAAGACCTTTCCCTTACGTTATCCTCTGGGCAAAAGAAATAGGATTTGATATGTGGCTTATCAAGTCCTTGCTGCACCGGAAAACAAAGCACTAACGCAGCAATGTCACGAGTGGAGGCAAGGTCTAATCCTGCAAAGCATTTTTTGTTATAAAGAATATCATCATCTACTTTTAACCTGGTAGATTCAATGTAACTATTGGATATCCAAACACTGGAGGTAGTTGTCCATACATTTAGATTCTTTGTCATGAATTGAATCTGCTTTGCCGCTCCTTCGTTTAATGCCTTTTGATACTGATCATCCATGTAACTAATGTAGGGAGTAACTCCAAGGTTAGGATTGGATTTTGTCCAAATTTTTTTATCCTGCCAATCGTCACCTTCATCCAGGCAAAAAAGCAGAGAAAAAACGCTATTATCTACTTTTCTATTTTCTAATATATCAACCATTACCTTCCGAAACATATAGCAAGGTGATTCACGGTTAAAGCCAGCAGTAGTAGTAATTAAGAGCAATGGCTGTGAACGTGATCCCATGCCCGTCTCCATAACCTCTAAAACATCACTTGTTTTATGCGAGTGATATTCATCTATTCCTGCATAATGCGGATTAAGTCCATCCAGTGTATCTGCCTCCGATGCTACTGCCTCAAATTTAGAATTTGTAGATGGTACGTTGCAATTATACTTTAAAACATTCACCAACTTATTAAATGTCCGTGAATCTGCCTTTAGTGATTTAAGCATCACCTTTGCCGTATCAAATGCTATCCTTGCCTGATCTCTCGTAGTTGCAGCCGTGTAAACTTCTGCTCCCGTTTCATTGTCACAGAGAAAACAGTAAACAGCAATAGCAGCAGCCAACTCCGTCTTACCGTTTTTCCTTGCTATTTCAAGGTAAGCCTTGCGGAAGCGTCTGCCTCCATCTTTTCTCTGCCACCCAAACAGTACCTTTATGAAAAACTCTTGAAATGGTTGGATGTTAAACCTTTGACCAGCAAATTCTCCTTTAGTATGCCGGAGGGCAGAGATAAAGTTAAATGCTCTGGTAGCGTGAGCTTCGGAGTAAGTATATTCCCAATCTTTGTTTTTTAAATCATTCAGATGCCGTTCAACTGCCAACCTTGCGTAATTGCCTAACAATAACTTCCCCGAAACAACATCCTCAATAAATTTCATTTATCTTTTTTACTTTTTACAGTCAATCCAAAAATACTATTTAACAAAACTGCAAAAGCCATTAGTCCCCATGCCTCAACATAGTCAATGTATGGAAGATTAAATATATTAGGGATAAGCCAATTCCACATTATGTACACCGGCACAGAGATAAGTGCCAAAGCAACGGCAGATGAAAGGATAGAGATGGCAATGTCTTTAACTTGTTCCATTATTAGTTCATTTTAAGAAGTTTGGCGATTTCATCCTCCTCGTCTCCGCTTCCATCCTGGAAATACTCCAAAGTTAGCCTTGACTTCGGATCAAGCCCTAAAGTCTTAGATAATTCAAGAAATAACTCAAAACCTTGCTTAAATGCAGTCCATTCTGCACTAACCTGCCTTGCACCGTTAGGATGCACCATAACTGCACCGTCTTTGCTCAATATCTCGGCATTGTGTAATAAATGACCTATGGCCCGTGCTGCAATTGAAAGGTAAATCTCATCAACTTGCTTTCCAGCTTTGTGAAGGTGGAGGT